GTTCAACCATGGACGGAAGTTGACACTGCTGCATAAATACAATATTATGATATAATTTAAGGAATCTAAAATATGGCTAATTCAACTTCGGCAAATTTAAAATTAACTGTTCAAACAACAGGTGAAAACTCAGGAACTTGGGGTCAAATTACTAATACTAATTTACTAATTCTTGAACAAGCAATTGGTGGTTATGATGCTATTGGAATTACTTCAGGTGCAACTTTAACTTTTTCAAATGGTGTTTTATCAAATGGTAAAAATCAAGTTTTAAAATTAACAGGAACTATAACAGGAAATGTTAACGTAACAATACCTGATTCAATAGAAAAAACTTATTTAGTTGAAAATGCAACATCTGGTGCCTTTACAGTAACTTTTAAAACTACTTCTGGAACAGGTGCTACATGGTCTGCTACAGACAAAGGGTTTAAAATTTTATATTCAGACGGGACTAATGTAGTAGATATTACAGCGGACTTAGGAGACATCACTGCTGGTGCAGTTACTTCAGGAGGCATAACTGCTACAGGAAATATTGTACCTGGTGCAAATGATACTTATGATCTAGGAGCTTCGGGAAATGTGTGGAGAAATTTGTATACAGGGGATTTACATTTATCTAATGAAGCTAAAAATCAAGGTAATATCGTAGATGGAACTAAAGGAAACTGGACTCTTCAAGAGGGTAACAATGATATATTTATTATTAATAATAAATCAGGTGAGAAATTTAAAATAAAATTAGATAAAGTTGGAGATTCATAATGGGTGTTTTATCATGTGGAACTACAATGTTAGATCAAGGAGTCTTTCAAAACATTGGCTCTGTTACTTGGGACACTACAGCTAAAACTTCAGGATTCACTGCTGTAAGTGGTAATGGATATTTTTGTAATACTACATCATCAGCATTTACAGTAACGCTTCCAAGTTCACCTTCTGCAGGTGATATCGTAGGTATTAAAGATTACGCAAATACAGCTGACACAAATACTATTACAATTGGTAGAAACGGATCTAATATTCAAGGTGTAGCTGATGATTTTAAACTTGAAATAGAAGGAGGATCTGTATTTTTAGTTTATGTTGATGGAACACAAGGATGGAAAGTTACATCTTCAGCACAAAATAGTGATATTGCAGGTCCTTTTATAGAAGCAACAGGAGGAACAATAACTACTTCCGGTGATTTTAAAATTCATACTTTCACAAGTCCAGGAACATTCTGTGTTAGTAATGCTGGTAATCCAGCAGGATCTACACAAGTAGATTATATAGTTGTAGCTGGTGGTGCAGGTGGCGGAGGAGATAATGGTTGTGGATCTGGTGGTGGTAGTGGTGGAGGAGCTGGTGGATTTAGAGAATCTCATTCAACTCCAGTTTCAGGTTGTTATACAGCGAGTCCTTTAGCAACTCCTACAGGCATACCTGTTTCTGTACAAGGTTATCCAATAACTGTCGGTGCTGGTGGCACTGGAGGTTGTGTAGATAATCCAGGTGGTTCTGGTGCTAACTCTATATTTTCAACAATTACATCTGCAGGTGGTGGAGGTGGTACTAGATTTAATAGAAGTAATCCTGCTAAAGCTGGAGGTTCTGGTGGTGGAGCAACTATGAACAATGGATCTGGATGCTCAACAGGTGGATCTGGCAACACTCCTCCTGTAAGTCCACCTCAAGGAAGTAATGGCGGAAACGCAGGTAGTTTTCCTAATAGAGGTTCTGCTGGCGGTGGTGGAGCAACTGCAGCAGGTACAAATAATCCTTCAGGTAGTGATGGAACTGCTGGAGGAGCAGGAGCAACAACAAATATTACAGCATCACCTGTAGCTTACTCTGGAGGTGGCGGAGGCGGTGGCTGGAACGGAGCTTCTGCAGGTTCAGGTGGAACTGGTGGTGGAGGAGATGGTGGATCAACTGCACCTGGTAGTAATGGAACTGCAAACACTGGAGGAGCTGGTGGTGGTGGAGGTCCGACAAATGCTGGAGGTGTTCCTCCTAGACCAGGTGGAACGGGTGGTTCTGGAATAGTAGTAATTAGGTATAAATATCAATAGGTAAAAAATTATGGGAATAAATTCGTGCGGAACAACATTAATAGATAACGGAGTTTTTAATAACATAGGAGCGGTCACTTGGGATACAACTGCTAAAACTTCTGGTTTTACAGGAGTTTCTGGAAATGGTTATTTTGTAAATACAACTTCTGGAGCAATCACTGTAACGCTTCCAGCATCTCCAAGTGCAGGTGATGTCGTTGGGATAAAAGATTATGCAAACACTGCAGATACAAACAATATTACAATAGGAAGAAATGGATCTAATATAAATGGTGATGCAGCAGATTATACAATTAATATAGAAGGTTTATCTGTGTTATTAGTTTATGTAGACGGAACTAAAGGCTGGTTAGTAACAAATGCAGCACAAGCAAGTGATATTACAGGTGCTTATACAATAGCAACAGGTGGTACAATAACCACTGATGGAGATTACAAAATTCATAGTTTTACATCACCTGGTACTTTCTGTGTTTCACAGATAGGAGATAATGGAGCAGGCGGACCTAGCAATATAGATTTTTTAGTTGTCGCTGGTGGAGGAGGCGGCGGTGGTGCTCCTGGTTCTCCAAAAGGTGGTGGCGGTGGAGCTGGAGGATTAAGAACACAAACTTGCTCTCCAATTTCTGTACAAGGTTATCCTATTACTATTGGTGCTGGAGGATCAGCACCTAGTTCAGGTGGAAGCAGAGGCTGTAGTGGTAGTAATTCAGTTTTTAATTCAATTACTTCTGCTGGAGGTGGTGGTGGTGGAGATAATGATGCTCCAGAAAATTCTGGTGGTTCAGGAGGATCTGGTGGCGGCGGTGCACCTACAGGATCTTCTTCAGGAGCAGGTTCAGGAAACACTCCACCTGTAAGTCCTCCGCAAGGTAATCCTGGTGGTAATTCTTCGACATCTCCTTTTTCTGCTGGAGGTGGAGGGGGGTCTGGAGCCTCTGGGCAAAATGCTGGACCAGGAAGTACACCTGGAGCAGGTGGCGATGGAGGAAATGGAACAAGTGTAACTCCTATTTTTGGAACGGCACCTAAACCATATTATATAGCAAACGGATCAAACGCTGGAGCAAGTGCTTGTGGAGTTTTTGCAGGCGGTGGCGGAGGTGGTACTCCAAATGGGGATGCTGCAGGAGGATCTGGTGGAACAGGTGGTGGAGGAGACTCAGGTCCCGCTTCAGGTGCAGGAGTAGCTAACACTGGTGGAGGTGGTGGAGGTGGTGAAAGAACGCCTGCTGGAGGAGCTCAAAATGGTGGTAGCGGAATTGTATTAATTAGGTATAAATTTCAATAGGTAAAAAATTATGGGAATAAATTCAAACGGAACAACTTTAATAGACCAAGGAGTTTTTCAAAATATTGGTGCAATTACTTGGGACACAACTGCTAAAACAGGAAATTTTACAGCAGTCAAAGGTAACGGATATTTTGTAAATACAACTTCAGCCTCAATTACAGTTACATTACCATCCTCTCCAAGTGCGGGAGATGTGGTAGGTATTGCTGATTATGCAAACACTGCAGATACAAACAAAATTGTAATCGGAAGAAACGGATCTAATATTCAAGGTACAGCTGATGACTTTGATATTGTTAAAGAAGGTGGAACCATAGTATTAGTTTATGTTGATGGAACACAAGGTTGGTTATCAATCGATGCTGCAGAAGCAAGTGCTATTAACAATGCTGAATTTATAGTTGCTACAGGTGGAACAATTACAACAGTTGGAGATTATAAATTCCATAGATTTACAGGTCCTGGAACTTTTACTGTTTGTTCAGTAGGTAATGCAGCAGGATCAGATTCTGTTGACACTGTTATAGTAGCAGGTGGAGCTGGTGGTGGATTTAATGCTGGCGGAGGAGGAGCTGGTGGTTTAAGAAGTATTACATCTGTTCCAGTTACTGCTACAGGTTATCCAATTACAGTAGGTGGAGGTGGTTCAGGTGGAACTAACCCTAGTAGAACAGGTGCATCAGGTTCTAATTCAGTAGCAGCATTATCGACCTCATACACTTCAGCTGGAGGTGGTGGCGGTGGTAGTACTGGAGTTAATGGAGGTTCTGGAGGAGGGTCAGGAGCAATATGTACGCCTGATCCTGGAGGAGTTGGAAACACTCCACCTGTAAGTCCTCCGCAAGGAAATCCTGGAGGAGCATACAATATTTGTGGTTATAGCTGTCAAGGTTCTACAGGTGGTGGTGGAGCAACTACAGCAGGTGTACCAAAAGGTCAAGGTGATGGAGCACCTGGAACAGCTGGTGGAAATGGAACAGATGTAAGTTCAAATTATCCTGGTCAACCAAATTCAGGAGTTTATGCTGGAGGTGGTGGCGGTGGAGCGTGTTTTAGTGGAACAGGTGGATCTGGTGGCCCTGGAGGAGGTGGTGATGGGGGTGGACCTGGAGCTGGTACAGGAGACGCTGGAACAACAAACACTGGAGGCGGTGGCGGTGGAGGAACTGCTGGAGCTGGCGGTGGAGGTGGTAACGGTGGTTCAGGAATCGTTATAATTAAATACAAATTTCAGTAGTTGAATAAAAATTAAAATTAATATATAATAGGAGACAATTATGGCACATTTCGCAAAACTAGGAGCTAACAGTAAAGTTATTCAAGTATTAACTTTGAATAATGATGATATGTTAAACGCTGATGGTGTTGAAGATGAATCAGTAGGTCAACAATATTTAGAATTACATAATAATTGGCCTGCTCAAATGTGGATTCAAACTTCATACAATACAGCAGGTAACCAACATAAAGAAGGTGGAACTCCATTAAGAGGAAACTATGCAGGTATTGGTTATACTTGGGATGAAGATAACAATATTTTTTGGCCACCAAAACCTTATGCATCATGGGTAAAATTAATTTCAGAAGCAAGATGGCAATCTCCAATTGGAGATGCTCCAGCATTAACTGAAGAACAACAAAATCAAAACACAGCTAATACTCACTGGTGGGAATATTTTTGGAATGAAGAAGAACAGTCTTGGGATTTGACAAATAGAATAGCATAATATATATCTGGTGGTGGTATGGACAAGAAAGTATTAACAGAACAAGCATTATATTTTGGTGATATAACAATGCCTAAAGATTGGGACATTGATAGAGATAAATTATCAGGAGATATTTTACAATCAACATTTACAGATTCAAAATTTCCATTTTCAAGAACTTGGGATATGTTAAATACATATATGCAAGACCATATTGGTGTTGAACATAATATTAAATTAGTTAACAAATCAACGTGGGGAAATATCTATAAACCTGCGGAAACAACAATTCCTTTATTACAAGTTGATCCAGTGGATCTACGAAATTCTCCAGACTTTACAATGCTTTATGGCGTTAAGGTTAAAGATTGTTTTGTTCGAATACATTATGAAGACAACAGACGTAAAGGAAGAAGTTGGGATATAGAATTAAAAGATAATATGTTTATTATGTTTCCATCAACAAATATGTATTACATAAAAAACAAACAGAAAGATTCATTGAATTTTATACAGACAATAACTTATGAATATATCTAATTACTATTGGTATTTCACATCTGCAATACCTCCTAAAATTTGTGATGATATAATTAAATACGGATTATCTAAATCTGAATCTATGGCTAGAACTGGTGGCTATGGAGATAGAAAATTAACTCGTGATGAAATTAAAGATATGAAAAAGAAAAGAAATTCTGATTTAGTCTGGTTAGATGATACTTGGATATATAAAGAATTACATCCATATATACATCAAGCAAATAAAGCTGCTGGTTGGAATTTTGATTGGGATAGAAGTGAGTCTTGTCAATTTACAAAATATAAACTTAATCAATATTATGATTGGCACTGTGATGGTTGGGATAAACCCTATCATAAACCTAATACCGAGGAACATGGTAAAGTAAGAAAACTATCTATGACTTGTCAATTAACAGATGGCTCAGAATATGAAGGGGGTGAATTAGAATTTGATTTTAGAAACTATGAACCTCACATGAGAGAAGAAGTCAAACATTTAAAACAAGCAAAAGAAATATTACCGAAGGGATCTATTATTGTATTTCCTTCATTTGTATGGCATAGAGTAAAACCTGTAACGAAAGGAGTAAGATATTCATTGGTAATGTGGAACCTTGGATATCCGTTTAAATAATATGATAATTAATGAATATTTTAAGACACCTATATGGATTGAACAAAAACCGGAGTTTGTAAAATCTCTAAATAAAGCTTCTAATCAATATATAAAAGATGCTAAAAAAAGAGAAAAAAATTACATCAAAGAACACGGTGACTTTGGAAGAAGTTATCATTCAACACCTTTAGCTCAAGATAATAAATTTTTAGATTTTAGAAATTATATAGGTCAAAAGTCTTGGGAGTTTTTAGATTGGCAAGGTTTTGATATGCAGCAATATACTACAATGTTTAGTGAGTTATGGGTACAAGAGTTTGCTAAAAAAGGTGGAGGACATCATAATGCACATATACATTGGAATCAACATGTATCTGGTTTTTATTTTTTAAAATCAAGTGATAAAACTTCTTTTCCAATATTTCATGAACCACGTACTGGTGCACGTGCTACAAAATTAAAATTAAAAAATGGTAATGGTATATTTCATGGAACTGAATTAATTCATTTTAAAGTAACACCTGGAACTTTAATTATATTTCCAGGTTACTTAGAACATGAGTTTGCAGTAGATCATGGTGTAGAACCATTTAGATTTATACATTGGAACATACAAGCTGTACCGAAAGAGATGGCTAGAGATGTCATTTAAGAAAAATAAATATACAGTTATAAGACAAGCAATATCAAAAGATTTAGCTACATTTGTTGCAAACTATTTTTGTATGCAGAAACAAGTTTATGATACTTGTAGAGAGAGTAGATATTTTTCACCATTTGAAAATATTATTGGATACTATGAAGAACCAGATGGTCAAATACCAAACACATATTCTCAATATGCTAATATTGCAATGGAAACTTTATTACTTAAATGTCTTCCTAAAATGGAAGAAGTAACTAAATTAAAATTATATCCTGCTTATACTTATGCTAGAATATATAAAAAAGGTGATGAATTAAAAAGACATAAAGATAGATTTAGTTGTGAGATATCAACTACTATG